GAGGTCACAGAGTTAGTGCCGACAGAAACCACACAGTAGTAATAATAGGTACCTGCTGAATCAGTAGTTGATGTTGTGTAGCTTGCCAAATTCGCTCCGGAAATTGGTGTACCACCCACATTGCTACTGGTTGAGTTTGAGTACCATTGATAAGAAAGTGTTCCGCTTGATGCTGTGGCGGTTACCGACAATTCTGCTCCTGTCCCCACTGTTGCAGATGCATTCTGTGGTTGGGCAGTAATGCTGATATTAACTGCTGCAAAGGTAGGTTCATACACCTGGGTATACCAGCCGGTAATAATCGCTGTTGTAACACCCGCATCACCTTCGTTAACTTCAGCCTTCCAGGGATGTCTCCCTTGTCCGTCCAGCTTATTGCGTCTTAGCACTGTTCCCTCAATGGTAGGTGTTGAAAAAGTAATGCTATCTCCTTTAGTGGCAAGATTGGTGGCGGGAATACCGAATTTTACACGGTATAACCAAAAGTATCGGTATTTTCCGTTTGCCTTCTTTGCTCTAAAGCCAACAGCGACAGGTTCTCCGCCATCCTCACCGGCAGAGATTAAGACATTGTTGTCGTCAATCGTTGCCCCGGTTAAATCCCCGGCGGCAGTCACACCAATATCATCAATTCCCAGAGATAGGGTACCGCTTTGGAATTCTTTGATAACTTCAGCCGCTCCGTCATCAGCATAGAGTGTTGCCTCTGCAAGTTCGACAGAAAGCTCGGCGCTGATTGCTTTGGCCAGGGAAATGGGCGTACCATAAGTTTCATCGCCGTTTGCATTTTCGGTTATTTTTGCATAATAAAGTTTATCTAAACCGATTGTAGCCATAATCTATTCCTCCATTTCTACTTGAAATTCATAGGGTTTTGCCACATCAATGGCATAGTGGTGAAAACCGGTATCATCCTCATGTCCGATATACCGGCGGTCAGTTATAGTAAAATCCGCACCCAGGAGAGTGCGGACAAGTTTATTTTTTATTGCTATATAGTTACCTTTGGCAAACAAGGACAGCCTGGCTTCTTGTACCTCATATCCCGGCTTGTTATCTCCGTGAAGTTCAAAGATATCAACAAGCGGAGTAATGACAAGATATAAGTCAGGAGGAACATCGGTGAATACACCTGTTTCAATAGGGAGTAGAGGAGGAAGGAGAGTATTAAGTTCTTCCAATAGATTCATATACTTTCCACCTCTTTCTCCAACTTATGTTTCATAGCCTCAATACAGGCTTTTCTTGAAGATGATTTAGCAGGTTTTAAGAAGGGTTTTGGCGGTTGTCCGCTTTTGCCATACTCAACAACCGAGGCAATCATAGCGTTACTTTTGCCATCGGAACGTGGCTCGGAAAAACCAACCTTAACATTGAAGTTACCATCTCTATCCTGTTTTGCGGAGGAAACACCTAGTGCGGAAATTAATTCACCAGTAGAGCGGCTCTCTTCCTTAGTTCCACTACCAATGATCCCTTGCAGATTGCTTTTTACTTTTGCCTCTACAACTTCACCACCTGCTTCAAGCACCCGTGGTAATATCTCATCTGTCTTTTCACCAAGCCGGGATATTTTCAAAAGAAATTCCTCCGGCATTTTCATAACAGCCTTAGCCACTAGCCTTCACCTCCTTGGCAAGCACCTCAATATACATTCCACGACCTTTGACATCTTCAACTGAGGTTATTTCAAAACGTCCGTCCTGACAGACAATGATCATGGCAGTTGTTACAGTAATACCGGGAATATAGCGGAAACGGAAAAGGTCGGTGGCTTCAGAGAATGTGGCTCTATTTGCCCATTTCTCATTGCCATGCCGACCTTCCCGATATGCCCTAACCGAAGCTACGATATGGTCACTTTTTGTCGAGAAACCTTCTTTATCCTTTATGGTTATATTCTCAATGATGTCAATAAAGTTATTCATTTTTCCAAAACTCATATCTACACCTTCCAATCCCGATCAAGCCGAAGGAGTAGGTTGACCGTATTCCACACTTGCTGTCCAGCCTTCACATTATCCGAGAAAAAGCCGCCGGTGCTGCCATCCCTTGATTCATAGGAATGGCTCGACAGCATTATTATTGCCTGTTCAGTGGTGGGTGGCATAGTGTTTCCTGTGTAATATCCTTCAGCAACATGCTGGTAGCTCTCAGCATAGGAGACGGCGGTTTTGATGTAATGCAGCAGAAGGCCGTCATCTGCGTCATGCCCAAGGATTAGATTTGCTTTTACTTTAGGAAGAAGATTATCTGTTGTCATGCCGTCCGCCTCCTTCTGATCATTCTTCGTCTGCCGCCATCAGGCCAGCAGCTTTCAGTTTAGCGAGTAGGGCATTGAAATCCGTTACCAGACCCGTGGCATCAGTGGCGATGCTATCCACCTGATTTGCAGCCGTTTTCACAAGCCCGGGGACTAACTCCGTCGCATCGGTAGGATAAGCCGGGGCATACAGCTTACCGTCTTCGCCAATTTTCACTTCAATGGTATTGCCCTCACCGGCGGCAGCGGCTATTACGCCGCCTAAAGCTTCAGCTGTTGCCGCAGCAAGTGCTTGCACATACAGCTTACTGTCTTCACCGATTTTAACTTCAACAGTATCGCCCACACCGGCCGCAGCGGCTTTTACACCGCCGAGAATCTCCTCGGTCGCCACGAGAAGCGGGTCGGCAGAGAGCCCCGTTACCGAGGCTCCCTCCTGGATTTCAAGCGTTCCGCCGATGACTGTTTTCTCGCCGCCTTGTTCGGTGTAATTCTTTGTGTTATAGCTCATATGGCACCTCCGTTTAAGCCTTCTGCTGAAGCACTTTTATAGCCTCTGGCAGAATAAGCTTTCCATCCACACGCTGTGTTGCTACAAACCCTACTTGACCAGTGACAGCATAAAGCTCGTTTAATCTCCTAAATACACGCCCTTGGCGGTCAGCTACCCAGTAGTAGCTAAAATCGCCGAAAGCGATAGTCTTTGCCGCGGCTTCAATGGTAGGAACATATGAAGATGTGTAAAGTGGACGGTTGAGAATAGTATCTGGTGTGCCAGCCTGTATGGATGGCTGCCATAAATACTGGCCTTGACCGTCCTTGAGCTTACGTATTGCTTTTACAGTAGCATCGTTCATCACAAACACCGACTTGTTACGGTATGGTGCTTTTAGTGAGTAGAACAGATCTAACACCTCGTCTAATGTGATTGCGGTAGCACTTGCAGCGGTAACACCTAGCTGTGCTCCACCATTAGCTGCAAGTATTCCGGTCGGTTTTCCAGCGCCATCACCTGTGAAGAAGGATTCTTCTTCCTTGTTACCGATACGTCTAGCAAATTCTCTAGCAATGTACCCCTCAAGCGGAAATACGCTATCGTTTAAGAGTTCCTCGGAAACCTTGATCATGGTACCAAGCTTGTACGCGCCAATAGTAACTTGACCGAAGCTGTCGTCGCTTTCAGGGATTGCACCCTCCTCATCAATCCAAGAGGCAGTACCTTTGGATGCTACGACAGGAATTTTACGGTCTCCCGATGCAGTGGCAATGACATGAGCAAGCCTTCTGAAAAGGTTTTCTTCCTCTAAGGCCTCAACAAGAGTTCTCTCAAACTCATCAGGGACAAGGTATCCGCCCTCGGTGTCAGTACCTACTTGAAGAGCATTTTTAATGACTGGATCTAGCCCCTCATTACCTCTTGTGCGCATGGCATTCCAGAATGCTTTTCTATATTCGTCGGATGCTCTTCCAGTCTTACCTTCCAATTTGGGAGTGGAAGGTTTACCTGTCAACGGATTAGCCATAGGAGCATTAAGTTCTGCATCCAATATGGCTTGTTTCTCCAAACGGTCGATTTCCTTACCAAGGGCAATTACATCAGCTTCCATCTTGTTGTAGGTTGCTTCATCCTCAGCAGAAATCAAACCATCTGTGCCACGCTTGGTATCTAAGAACGCTTTGGTAGCGTCCCATGCTTTGGCGCGTTTCTCGCGCAGTTCTAAAATCTTGTTCATAATCTTTTCCTCCTATTAATGAATAATGTTGTTGAGCCGCTTTTCCAGCGAATCAACGGGTGTACCTTTTTTAGCAGTTGTTTTCTTGGGACATACTTTATCAAGTAACGAATTTGTGACTGCTCTACGGCTAAACGCATAGGTGAAGTTCTCTTGCTGAATATGCTTTTTCTCATCCTCCAAAATTTCATCTGCAAAGCCGAGTTCAATTGCCTTATTTGCATTCAACCAGGTCTCTGCATCCATGAGGTGAGAAAGCTTGGTTCTTGATAAACCAGTCTTGATTTCATAAGCATTGATGATGCTTTCCTTTACCTCCGAAAGCATGGCTATAGCCTTTTGCATCTCTTCGCTGTCACCAATGGCTACAGTTAAGGGGTTATGCACCATCATCAGTGCAGTAGGTGCCATAAATACAGTAGTTCCTGCCATAGCGATTACGGAGGCAGCAGATGCGGCGATGCCGTCAATCTTGATGGTCACTTTGCCTTTATAGTCCATGAGCATGGTGTAAATCTGGCTGGCTGCAATGCAATCACCACCCGGCGAATTCAGCCAAATAACAATGTCACCCTCGCTGGCAAACAAATCTGCTTTGAAAGCCTTAGGGGTGACATCATCATCAAACCATGATTCCTCGGCAATCACGCCGTCGAGGTAGAGCGTTCGGGTATCGGATTTTTCATCCTTGACCCAGTTCCAAAATTTCTTCATTCGGTTTCCTCCAATCTTGTTGTATTTGCGAATGCACCAGCATCCTGTAACTTGGTCATTGCTCCATTAATGAGATAAAGATCACCCCCAAGTTCCTCGGGAATTCGGTCAAGGTTCTCAAGTTCCCTGATGTCATTTGCACTCATCCAGCCATTTTGTCTAGCAGTTGCGTAGCCACTCATACGGCTTACATAATCTCCTCGAAGCAGACCATCCACATTAAATTTGATAAACACAGTGGGTTTTTCACTTGCCATGAGAAGAGAACGGAACATATTCTGTTCCCATCGCACTACCCAAGGGTCAAGTGTGTATTTCACAAACTCTAAGGATTGTTGCTCAATATTTGAAAAGCTGCTTTTTTCAAGGTCAGCCAGCATATGTGGTGGTACTCTAAAAATACGGGCAATTTCATTGATCTGAAATTTCCGCGTTTCAAGAAACTGCGCTTGCTCGGGAGGGATACCTATTTGCTGATATTTCATGCCCTCTTCCAGTACAGCCACCCTGTGAGAATTAGTTGAACCTTGATAGGCAGCGTTCCAGCTGTCCTTTACTTTCTGTGGGTCTTTGATTGTTCCGGGATGCTCCAACACACCACCGGGTGCCGCTCCATTTGCAAAGAACTTCGCACCATATTCTTCCGTAGCCATGGCAAGCCCAATGGCATTTTTGGCCATAGCAATCGGTGAATATCCTACTAATCCATCGAACCCCAAGCCAGGGATATGAAGCACATCAGACGGGTCGAGATAGACCAGGCTGTCTTTTCCAAGAGTAGGTGCGTCCTCTATGCTTCGCTGATATAAATAAAAAAGCCGTCCGCTTTTATCACGGTCGACCGTCATTTTATTTGGCATTAAGGGATAGAGAGCGATAACCTCTCCACGTGCATTTCGGATAATCTGTGCGTAAGCATTTCCCCATAATAAAAGATGACTCATCAGCGTTTCACGAAACGTAAATGAAGTCATCTCAGGGTTTGGCTCATCATGGAGCAATTTATATAACGGATGTTTCAAATATTTCTCTTTGCCACCGCTATTGTTGTATTTATAAACATGAAGAGGAAGTCCGGCTAATGTTTCAGCTAATATTCTCACGCAGGAATAAACCGCTGTCATCTGCATTGCCGTATGTTCATTGACAGGCTTCCCAGCAGTAGTTCCTCCGAAAAAGAAACTATAGCGGCTGCCACCAAGACTATCCTTAGGCTTATCACGAGCCTTAAATATCCCTTGTAATATTCCCATTGACATCACTCTCCTTTATTAAAAAATAAGAAGACCACGTTCATCATAAACAGAAGAGCCTGTGCCTCCTCCACAACGAATTGCACGGTCAAGAGCCATAATGGTTGCTACGGCTCCGTCAATCTTCTCAGTGGACTTTTCTTTATCTGCCTTTATATTTCCGGCAGGGTCTGTTCGGATATAAATGTTATCCATCATCCAGCGAAGGACCGGATGCCCGCCGTGAGCGATTTTCTGTTCCAAGGTCAGTTTCATCAGTTCTTTGGTAGGTGGCGACATATCTTTAAAGCCTTGACCGAACGGAACTACTGTGAAGCCGAGGTTTTCAAGATTCTGTGTCATTTGCACTGCACCCCAGCGATCGAAGGCAATTTCTCTGATGTTGTATTTCATGCCGAGTTCCTCGATGAAAGCTTCAATAAAACCGTAATGTACCACGTTACCCTCAGTGGTTTGGATGAATCCCTGCTTTTTCCATACATCGTAATTCACATGGTCGCGTCGGACTCGGAGGTCGATGTTGTCCTCCGGTATCCAGAAGAACGGCATAACAATGTATTTATCATCCTCATCCAAGGGTGGAAAGACGAGAACGAAAGCCGTAATATCAGTTGAAGAGGAGAGGTCAAGCCCACCATAGCAGACACGCCCTTGCAGAGCTTCTGGGTCAACGGTAAAAGCACAGACATCCCATTTGTCCATTGGCATCCAGCGTACAGCTTGTTTGACCCATTGATTGAGCCGGAGCTGCCGGAAGCTGTTCTCCTCAGCCGGATTTTGTCTTGCTGACTCAAACGCTGCTTTGACTTTATCCATGCCGACCGTAATGCCGAGGGAAGGATTTGCTTTCTTCCAGACCTTTGGATCTGTCCAGTCATCCTCAAGGTCAGCCCCATATATAACAGGATAGAAGGTGGGGTCCTTCTTTCTGCCATTTATGATATCCAGGGCCTTTTGGTGCACCTCCCAGCAGATGCTGTTCTGGTTGTCTCCAGCAGTAGTTATAAGGAAGTACAGCGGCTGCATTCTCGCATCACCGCTGCCTTTGGTCATAACATCGTACAGTTTTCGGTTAGGTTGGGTATGAAGTTCGTCAAACACCACGCCGTGGGTGTTGAAGCCGTGCTTGTTTCCGACATCGGCTGAAAGCACCTGATAAATACTGCCTGTCGGCTGATATATGAGTCGCTTCATGGAGTCCAGGATTTTCACTCGCTTGGACAGAGCAGGACACATTCGCACCATATCCGCTGCGACGTTAAAAACGATGGATGCCTGGTTGCGGTCGGCAGCACAGCCGTAAACCTCGGCACGTTCCTCGTTATCTCCACAAGTGAGCAACAGGGCAACAGCCGCCGCAAGCTCACTTTTTCCCATCTTCTTAGGTATTTCTACATAAGCAGTGTTGAACTGCCGGTAGCCGTTAGGCTTCAGAGTCCCGAACACATCACGGATAATCCGCTCCTGCCAGTCGATTAGTTCAAAAGGCTTTCCTGACCATGTACCTTTGGTATGGGAGAGTGCTTCTATAAAGGACACGGCATAATCAGCGGAGGACTTGTCGTAGACCGAATCAGCTGCCTTAAACCGTGTCGGTGTGTATTTTTTGAGTTTTCGTATATCCGCCTCCTCCTTCCGAGCATAAAAATAGACCTGCATTAAGCAAGCCTTCAAAATCTATCTGTACGAGAAACAGAGCCTTTTCGGCACTGTTCTCTGGTTAATGTTTAGTTATTTACTTCTCTTCGCCAGTCAGTATGAAATGGGCGTATTCCTTGTGGTTTTCTTCGAGGTACACTACCAGCTCATAGAAATCCATGTCGTAGGCGATGCGCTGCACCGTCGCTACATCAAACATATTCGTCAGTCCGGTGTCACGGATGGCAAGTATCTGTTCCTTAATCTTTTTATCCATTTTCGATCTCCTTAGAATCTTCGACAGCCTGTTTTAGAATGCCGATGTCGAAGGATGCACTTTTATAGCCCTCTAAAATAACGCTGTAGTAATAACAGCTTGGACTGCCGAGCGGTCGTCCTTCATTCATGATGTACACCATAGTTTCTACGTTCCTTTTGCCAAGCCTGACCTTAACCTTTTCCTTTCGGTAGAGGAACGGGAAACCCTCGTAGCGGTCGAGTGCCGCTTCGTCAACAGGGGTAATTTCCCACAGTAGGCATGGCACTGTCTTGCCTTTAAAAGGCTCCACGGTCGCGACAGAGCCGCCGTGTCCGCCTCGAAACAATAGCTGGTAGTCCTTCAAAACCACCGGCCCGACTGCCTTTGATGTGGGGCAACGGTGCGCCATCTGCTCAAGGTTAAGGTTTGAGCCATAGGCGAGATATAATGTTTTATTCATAGTCCTTGTCCTCCTTATTTTTACGGGTCAACCGTTCAGGCTGCCCGAAATCGCCAAGCCGCCGAGCCGTCTAAGTGAGCGGTCAGGTGCTCTCGGCAGTTTGCGAATTCCTCGCCGATGAAACCGATGCGGTTGAGGTAGGTTCGCATTGCAAACTTTTCATTCTCAACCTGTGGCTTCTTTGCCGATGCGCATTTCTGTGTCAGTGCCTGGCGGTTGAGAGCGAGGGCAAGAACAATGTAGCTTCTTATCTTACCTGCGTGTAGTTCGCTGTTGAAGCCCCGGAGCTCGACCGTGTGGTTGCCTGTAAAAAAGCTGTGCAAGTTAAGAAAGTGATACCTGCTTGAATGGTAGTGGCGGCTGGTGCTTTCGCTGTAACCCTCGTACCAAAGGCTCTCGATGGCTTCCATCGTTTTCGGTTTGCGTCGGTTTAGTTTTTCAACCAGAAGGCTATCCATCTTTTTGCAGTAACTCATTCGTTCAGGCGCTATCTGTAAAGCCTTGTAAAAAAGGTCGTTCTTGCTGGCGATGATGTTCACGAAATTCCTTATGCTCCTCGGTGTGTGGTCTGAGCCGTCGAGGTGTATGTGAATCCCGCAGGAGTTGTTTGCAAATCCGCCTACGTGTCGAAGCTGTCTGACCAGTTCCTGCAACTTTTCAATGTCCTCGCGGTAGCTAAGGATGGGGCTGACCAGCTCTACACTGTAGTCGCGGGTGGCAGCAACCTTCTGGCGTCCTTGTTTCTTTTGGCAGGAAATGCTGCTGTCGCTCATAAACTTCCAAACCCGCCCGTCTGGGGCCGTTATCTTTTTGGTGTCGTAATAGTCTCCTGTGTGTGTAACCGTTCCGCCAAGGTAATCGGCTGCGACCTTGGCCGCTTCATTTCTTGTGATGCCTGTAAACTCAATCTCAATCCCGAATCTGCTTGTAAACATGTGGTTTTCCTCCTGAATGTGTATGTTTTGTGCCTTTCGGCATGTACATATATCACTCTAAAAGGCTTATATAGCAAGCGAAATCCGAGAAATAAAACACATCAATTTATGGGTGTGTTTCTACAAAACCAATCACTCTTACAGCTTTCGTACCTCATCCTCACCATAAACTACGTTCAAAGAACTGCCGCAGTCCCATTGCACCATAATACTTCCGATATCATCTATACCTATAACTGTACCCATTGCTCCAACAGGTGGAGCTTGAACATCATCCATTTTTATAAGCTCTACACGGCAACCGACCGGGTATTGTTTACGAATATCTTCGACTATTTTTCTTGATGGATAATCATTGTGCATCATTTGACACCTCACTTTTTGTACCCGACTTAAATGCCGAACTGCCAGTCAACCGGGATAGTAGAATTTTGCGCTCCTCTTTGTATTCTGAACCTATGAAACCGAGCCGGAGGAGGAAGCAGCGAAAAGCGTACTTCTCATTTTCTACTTGCTTTTCGGTAGCATTGACTCTTTGTTGGGTTTTTGCCATCTCGCAGAGCGCAGTTACAAAATGGGTGTAGGCTTTGACCTCATCTGAGGTAAGTTCACCATGAAACCAAGGGAAACTGATAGTTTCTTCGCCTGTAATGATAGAGGTGGAATCAGTACCCAGAGCTTTTTTTATTAGAGACGGTTTACTTTCAACCAGCCTCTTAAGGTTTTCAAGAGCCGTATCTGTGAAAGCCGACCTTGGCATCTCGATGGTCAAATGGTTGGGCTCCCCATATGCGGGTGGCTCATCATAATCGTGGTAGGGTCTAACCCTGCCACCAAGGGCAGCTTCGTAAGGAATTTGTAAATCCTCCGGTACAGTTTCTGCTTCCGGGAGTGGGGTGTCGTATTCTTCTGTAATTGCCTTGAAGTCGTGCAATCCCTGCAGGTCAGCAACCAGTCCAGGGTTGTCAGTTCCTCTGAGTATCCCGTTCTTGTCAATGTGGTAATCACCAACCTCATAAGCAAAAGTAGGTGCGCCGAGGTATTTTGTCGGAGCATTTATTTCCTGGCTGATTGCGCATACCAGCGATTTTCGTTTTTCGCCTGTTACATTATAATTAATGTGCATTTTTCATACCGCCTTTCTTTTTTCGGTACTACATATATCACTCTGAACGCTGTAAATAGCAAGTTGTTTAGAGCATATTCTGTAGGAAAACTGTTCCTAATTAATCGGCGGTTTTTTTGCTGGTGGAGTTTTAGCTGTCAGCATTTGCTACCTGCAGATCATGATACTTGTACTCCGTACCATCTCTCAAAAGAAATACACCATCTGCGTTTCCGGTTTGCTCGATATAACGATTTACAATGACGTCGCAGTATTTTTCGTCAAGCTCAATGGTGTAGCAAATACGGTCAGTCTGATCACAGGCAATGAGTGTACTTCCTGAGCCACCGAAAGGATCGAGGACGATGCAGTTGGTCAGGCTTGAGTTGAGAATCGGGTAAGCTACCAGAGCCACGGGCTTCATGGTCGGATGGTCGCTGTTTTTCTTTGGCTTCTCAAATTCCCAAATGGTGGTCTGCTTACGGTCGGCATACCAGTTGTGCTTTCCAGACTTCTTCCAGCCGAAAAGAACAGGCTCATGCTGCCATTGGTAAGGCGAGCGGCCGAGAACAAGGGACTGCTTTTTCCAAATACAAGTGCCGGAGAGGTAGAAACCAGCTTCTGAGAATGCCCTTCTAAAATTCAGACCTTCCGTATCTGCATGGAACACATAAATAGAAGCGTCCTTCGCCATTGCCGCTTCGGTGTTTTGAAAAGCCGAGAGCAGGAAGGTATAGAACGCTTCATTTCCCATATTATCATTCTTAATTTTGCCTGCCGTACCTTCGTAGTTAACATTGTACGGAGGGTCGGTTACCACAAGGTTTGCAAGTTTCCCGTCCATCAATAGTGTGAAGGTATCTGCCTTAGTGGAATCCCCGTAGACGAGCCTGTGCTGTCCGAGTCTCCAAACATCACCTTGCTTGGTGACTGCAGGCTTTTGCAGTTCGGCATCCACATCAAAATCATCATCATGGATGCCATCCTTAAGAGAGTCCTTAAACAGTGCATCCAGTTCAGCAGGCTCAAATCCGGTAAGGGATACATCAAAGTCGGCTCCTTGCAGGTCAGCAATTAAAAGCATCAATTTATCTTTATCCCAGTCACCGCTTATTTTGTTAAGAGCGATGTTGAGAGCCTTTTCTTTTTCCTCGTTCATTTCAATGACCACACACTCAACTTCGGTGATACCCATATCAAGCAGTACTTTCAAACGCTGGTGGCCGCCGACAACATGAGATGTGGTCTTATTCCATATAACGGGTTCAACATAACCAAACTGCTCGATGGAGCGTTTCAACTTTTCATATTCTGGGTCACCGGGTTTTAAATCTTTACGAGGATTGTAGTCGGCTGGAATCAACAGCTCAGTTTTCAGTTTTTCTATCTGCATATTTCTCAGCCGCCTTTCTTAAATTTGTATACATGCTTACATCCTCCCAAGGAAACAGGCAGGAGTTGAAATGCCCATAAACAGCCGTGTCGGAATAGAGGGCATTTCTTAAGCGCAGTTTTTCGATGATTGCAGCCGGGCGAAGAGTAAACACTTCCCGCACAATATTGGCAAGCTGCTCATCGTTGAGTTTACCTGTACCAAAGGAAGTTACGTCAACCGCCACAGGGTTTGCTTTACCGATAGCATAAGAAAGAGCGACCTCACATTTCTCTGTAAGACCGCTCGATACGATGTTCTTTGCAATGTACCGTGCCATGTAGGCGCCGCTTCGGTCAACCTTGGTCGGGTCCTTACCACAAAGGGCACCTCCGCCGTGAGACGCAAGACCACCATAGGTATCTACCATGATTTTTCTGCCGGTTAAACCTGTATCGGCAGCGGGGCCACCTTCGACAAATCTGCCAGATGGGTTGATGAGTATTTCGGTACCATCATCAAATGGGAAATCCTCAAAACACTGCCACAACACATTATTGAGTATATCTGATTTCAGTTCTTCCTGAGTTTTGTCCTTATCATGCTGTACTGAAACGACAATGGTTTTTACACGCTTGGGTTTGCCATCCTCGTACTCCAGGGTGACCTGCGCCTTGCCGTCAGGCATAATACCCTTAATGAGCTTTCCTTTGCGACAGATATCAATGCGCTTGACGATGCGATGGGAAAGCACCAGTGGGAGGGGTAGGTTCTCACGGGTTTCATTGGTTGCGTACCCGTAAACCGTGCCTTGGTCACCGGCGCCCACAGAACCGTAAGGGTCATTGATACCATTTCGTACTTCAAGCGCATTATCTACACCCGCCGCAATATCTGCGCTTTGCTGGTGTACGAAAACAAATACTGTGAATTTCCACGGATTGTATCCAACCTCACGAAGTACATTTTTTACGACGAAGCGGATGTCTACTTTACAGCTGCAGGTGATTTCGCCCGCCACGATAATTTTACCTTTGGTTGCCATGACCTCACAGGCCACGCGAGAAGCTTTGTCTTTACGAAGACAACCATCCAAAATGTTATCAGCAATGAGATCACATAGTTTATCCGGGTGTCCCATGCAGACACTTTCCGCAGTTTTATAAGTTATCATATTTTCCTCCAATCTGATTTATTTTCCTCGCCTTGCCGTAAGCAGACGCTCCATCACATCATCCTGTGGGTTAGCGCCACTGTATTCACCGGTGCAGTTTTCCTTAACAATCTGGAATATCTCCATCCACAGCCGGTTGGTTTGGTTCATGTAATTTTGCCCCATTGCCACATAGGGACTTTGAATGGCATTACCTGTAGTCGGATGTTTTGCTAAAAAGCCATATTCTGTGACTGCTTCTTCACATTGAATCCAACGAGCCACACTCATGGCATAGCGTTCTAAAAGCTGTGGTGATACGAGAGCAGCACACCCACGTTCGTTCAGCCACTGCCATGTGTTTCTGTAGATTTCTCCTGCAACCAGTGCTTTGCCGTCTTTTTGTATAGCTTCAAGCATTTTATTTGGCTCGGGCATTTCAAGTCCTTTTAGGTCTGCCGTATCCTTAAATTCCATCACGGTCAGTTTTCTGCCACCGGGATTACCTTCGGCGATTTTGTCAGCCAGGGGCTTCTTTTTCGCACCTGCACCGACACGAGCACCACCTCGATTAGTACCGTCCTTTGCCATATATTCACCTCACTTTGCTGGGCTGGGGCTATTCCCTTGTTTGAAACCGCGTTTTTTAACACGAAGCCCCACGCCGCTGATCTAAAAATATATTTTTAGCGATTCAGACCGCCCCTCCCGGTCACTTTTCGTGATGCCGGGTGCCGAGAGCCTCATGTGCTTTCATGTGACAGGAGCGACAGAGAGAGATGAGGTTTGACCTCTCGCTGGTGCCGCCGTCGGCAAGGGGAACGATGTGGTGTACTTCCTCGGCGGGCTTGAGAACGCCGTTCTTCAGACACTCCTCGCAGAGAGGATTCGCCTTTATCTTCCGGTCGCGGATACGCTTCCACGCTCTGCCGTAGGCGTTCTTATCATTGGGGCGCTGGTATCGGTTGTAGAAGCTCTCCGTCTGCGCCCTGTGTTGCGGACAGTACTGTTCGCCCGTTGTCGCGAGGCCGGGGCAGCCGGGGTAGCGGCAGGGTCGCTTGGGACTGGTTGGCATACGCCGCACCTCCTTTGGGGTAAAAGAAAAGCCCCATGGGATTGCTCCCACAAGGCTCTCACTGTTATACTTTCTATACTACCATTATACTACTTTCCCATATAACATCAACTCTCATTCACTCTCCGTTTGTGTCAAGTAAACGTTGGCAACTACCTTACTTTTTTTCTTAAATGATATTTTCCTGTTTTTTCATTCACCTAATAGACCCATGATTAGCTTTTTTCTGTTTAGTATCCAAAGGCTCTT